GTCGCGACGGCCGAGGACCTCGTCGCACGCGCTTACGAGAATGTCGGCGTTCGCCTCGAGCAGCGCGTCGCCCTCGGCGGTCTGGATCGCCTTTAGCGTCCGCCCGAGCGCGCGCTCGTCGAGCAGCCGGTAGCGGGCGGCGAGCTTCCCGGCCCACAGCCCGTAGGGGAACTCGATGATCGTGTGCTTGCGCTGCGCGAGGCGGTGCTGCTGCGCGCGCAGGTCGGCGAGCAGCGAGCCGGGCGGCGCGTCGCCGTTGGCGTGGCCGGGGTCGTCGGGATCGACGGCGTGCGCGTGCGGCCCGGCGACGTCGATCCCGTCGGCGCGGGCGCGCTCGAGGATCGCCGCCGCCTCGTCGGGGATCTCGGCCATCAGCCGAGCCCAACGAACGCCGGCGTCATCTCGTACTCGATGATCCCGGCGTCGGTCGCGTTGGCGTCGTGCTCGGGCGGCGTGCAGCGCTTGTAGGTCCCGACGTAGATGATCGGCCGGCCCCACGCGTTGCCTTCGCCGTCGAGCGGCTGCTTGACGATGACCATGCCGACCTTCCCGACCCGGAACAGCGACGCGGCGAGGAACTGCTGGTGGTCGCGCTCGAGCAGGTACATGCGGCCGATCACGCAGTTGTCGATCTCGGCGATCCCGGCGAGCGAGATCGTCTCGCCCATCCCGCCGGGATGCCACTTGAGCTCGTCGGAGTCGACGCCGCCGCCGGTGAACGTGTCGAACGTGCCCAGCTGACCGACCTTGTCGATCCACGCGGACACGTCGTATTGCCTGGTGAGTGACATGCGGGCCTCCTACGCCAGCGCTTGCGTGATTGGGGTCTTGACGACCTGGATCTCGACCCACTCGCCGAACGGGTTCATCCGCAGGGCGATGACGGCGTGGATCTCGCCGGCCGCGATCGTCTCGGGGGTGTTGACAGGGGCGGCGGTGACGACGCGGAACGCCTCGTCGGGCGTCTCGCCGTAGAGCGCGTCGGGCCAGTAGGGCATCAGCATCCCGGCGAGCTCGCCGCGGAATCGCGAGAGGGTGTGCTGCCGCCCGTCGATGACCTCGTAGACGTAGCGCTCGGCGATCTCGTCGGCCTTCGCCTGGACGGCCATCCCGAACCGGACGTTGGAGAACAGCAGCCAGCCGCGGCGCGGGCCGTGCTCGTCGACGAGCGACCGGAACCCGTAGCTGCGGACGGTGTCGTAGACGACGCGGGCGGTGTTGACGCCGGCGTGCATCAGCCGTTCGCGGGCGTCGTCGTCCCACTCGCGCTCGAGCGCGCCGGCGAACCGCGACACGCCGAAGTACCCGGCGGCGGCGCGGTTGGGGTTGCCGGTCAGGTCTTGGCGGTTGATGAGTCCGCACTGGATGCCCGACCAGAACACCTTTCGGTTGGTGCCGGGTGCCTTGCCCGGCACGACGGCGCGCGGGTCGAACAGAGCGCCGCGGTAGTCGACGTCGAGCGTCCGCAGTTGCGTGACGTGCGCGGCGAGCCCGGCCTCGTCGAGCTTCGGGTCGGGGTCGAGGATCGCGACGCGGTTGCCGAACTCGGCACCGCGGAGCAGCGCCTCGTGTTGCGCCGGCGTCGTCTTGCCGGGCGCGGTTAGCTGCCCGGGGCCGAGCCCCGGCGGGATCTTGAGGCACGCGTCGAGCAGCAGCAGCGGGTCGTCGACGGGGACGGTCCCGTCGGTGCCGCCGGCGAGGTCGGCGCTCATCGACGCGAGCGCGGCGGTCTCGTCGGCGCCGGGCAGGACGTCGACGTATGTCGCGCTCGCCGACCAGGCGACGACGTCGGCGACGGTGACGAGGTTCGCGGTCGAGCGCTCGAGGACGACGCCGTTGCGGCTGACGGCGGCGGCGAGCGGGTCGGCTGCGGCGGTCGTGTCGGCCGTAGCCCCGTTGCGCTTGCGCCGGCCGTTCGACGGCGGCTCGGCGAGTGTGAGCCGCCGGCGGCTGGCGGCGGCGGCGGCGAGCGCAGCTTCGGATTGGAGCTCGAACGTCAACTCGTTGCCCCAGACGCCGGGGCTCGTCGCGACGACGGCGAACGGGTCGACGGTCTCGTCCTGCGCCTTGGCGGTCGTCGCGGTCTCGTCGACGAGCCGCAGGACGTAGGCGACGGAGACGCCGTCGCGGAACGCCGCCTCGACGCCGTCGCGTAGATATGGCGGGTTGAACGTCGCGCCGAATAGCTGGTCGAAGGTGTCGGGGGATCGGACCTGCGCGGGCGCGTCGACGGGGCCTTGGGCGGCCTCGCCGACGAGGAACGCGACGCCCGTGTCGACCGGCGCGTGTGCCGCCGGGAGGGCGTCGGCGATGACGACTGAGGTTCCGGGGCGGCTCATACGGGCTTACTCCTCGCGATGGGGGGTTGGAGCGAGCGCGAGCTCGCGGTCTGGCGGGACGGGCTGCGCGACCGTCACGACGGCGCGTTTGACGGGCGGCCAGTGCTGCGCGTCGGCCGGGTCGTCGACGTCGGGCGGCGGACCCCACGGTCCGCCAGGCCCGCGGCCGTAGGAGACGACGTCGTCGACGGTGACGGTGAAGATCGCCTGCGCGCCGAACAGGGAGCGGGTCTGCCCGTAGTTGAACGGCGGAATGTAGTCCTCGCCGATCCAGTCGACGGCGGTCGCGAGCCCGCCGAGCGTCTGCTCCTGAGCGACGAGCGTGCGGATCGCGGCGACGTAGTCGAGCGCGTTCTCGCGGGTCGTGTCGATCGTCCGCGCCGAGTTGATGACGCCGGCCGACAGCCCCCAGCGCGCGAGCGTGCGACCGTCGCCGCTGCGCCGCGGCGTGGCGGTCAGGCCGGGCGAGATCACGACGACGACGGGCAGCTGGTCCTCGGGCCACTTGGAGAACAGCGACGCGACGATGTAGCCGCGCGGCGGCTGGCGTTGCCCGGGCGTCTGCCCGTGCTGGCGTTCGACCTCGCGAATGTAGTCGGGCAGCTTGTCGCGGAGCAGGTCGAGCGTCGCGCGCTCGAGGTCGTTGCCGGTGACGATCCGGCCGTAGACGCCGGGGTCGACGGCGGCCATCACCCGCCGCCCATCACGTAGTCGTCGAGCGCGTGCGTGACCTGATCGGCTAGCTGCGCGTCGCCGGGCGGCATGATCGGTCGGGAGGCGTCGACGATCGCGCCGTAGAACGGCGCGTCGGGCGAGTAGACGATCGTCTCGCCGCTGGCGCGCGCGTGGCCGCTGGTCATCGCGGCTTGGAGCGCGCCGGTCAGACGCAGAGTCGGGTGCTCGCCCCAGCGGTCGATCGTCGCGGGCTCATGCCCGGGCCAGGCACCTTCGCCGCCGGCCTGGAATCGCGCGTCGATCCGCTGGCGGAAGATGTTCGTGAGGTCGCCCTCGGCGCCGGCGGGCTGCTCGAGCCGCGCAGCGATCCGCTTCGTCTTGACGGCGAGCGCGTCGGCGCCCTTGACGACGATGGGCACGTCACGCCGTCCAGGTGAACGGCGCGCGGCCGTACTCGCCGTGCGGGAGTTGCTGCGACTCGAGGCGAAGCTCGGCGTAGCCTTCGCCCGGCGTCGAGCCGGCCGGCGGCCCGTGCGTGTAGCGGACGGTGAGTTGCGTCGGGCTGTCGATATTGACGTCCTCCTCCTCGAGCTCCTGGCCGTCGGGCGTGTGCAGGATGAGCCGGTAGTCGCTCGGGTTGGGGTCGGGGAAGTCGCCGGTCACCTCGATCGTCCACGCCGCGGCGACGGCGACCGACTGCGTGTTCGGAGTGATCGTCTTGAGCGTCGGCTTCGACGACGCGTCGTAGGCAGCGAACAGTCCGGGCATCGCGCCGAGGTTGGCTCTGTTAGGCATCGGGGACCTCCGGGCCGATGGGCAGGTAGACGGGGTCGGTCGGCTGGATCTCTTGGGTGGTCTCGGGCTCGGGGAGGTTCTGCGCGTCGATCGCCTGCAGCGGCTCGTAGATGGGGGCGTAGCCGTAGCCGTGGCGGTGAATCCACGCCATCGTGCTCGAGCGGTATTGCGCGCTGTAGGTCGAGCCGCCGTCGGCGGGACCGGCGAGCTTGTTGGTCAGCGCCTCGACGCCGGCCTCCCACATCGCTCGGTACTCGCTAAACGCGGACTGCGAGCCGCCGCGGAACGCGGCGGCCTGCTCGGGCCAGTACGAGAGCTCGATGAGCATTGCGGCGCGGTAGGTGCAGAGCGAGCAGGCGGCCCCGTCGGGGTCCTCGTAGTCGGGGTGGAGCAGGTTGACGGCGGCGAGCGTGTCGCTCGCCGCCGTCTGAATCAGCCCGTAGACCTCGTACTCGGTCGGTCGCGTATTTGCCGTCCACGCGCCGATCTCCGAGGACTGATCGTCCTTGGTGCGGGCGCGCAGAATGTCGGCGACCTGCTGCGGTACGGGCAGCCACGCGATCGCCGGGAGGACGATCGGGTGTTCCGGGTGCGGGTCCATCGCGGTCAGCGCCGGCGGCTGGTGCTCGCCTTCTCCTCCTCGTCGGTCTTGTCGGCCTTGTCGGCGGCGGCGGCGGCGGCCTGCGCGCCCTGCATGACCGCGAACGGGTAGCGCGCGGTCTTGTCGGGCGTCTCGGGCGTGACCGGCTGCGCGATCTGCAGCGCGGCGCGGAACACGACACGTAGCGCGATCGAGTCCTGCTGCAGCAGGTTCAACACGACCTTGCCGGCGTCGTCGGAGATGACGCCCTGGTCGGCGATCGTGTAGCTGATGTCCTGCCGGATCGCGACGATCATCTGGGTGAAGTCGCCGGCGAATCCCTCGGTCACGGCCGGGCCGGTCGGCCATAGGCCGCGTAGCGCGTACGTCGGCTCGAACCCGTAGACGCTGCCGCCGACGAGCTCGTCGAGCTGGTCGCCGAGCGTGTTGCGCGCCTGGCGCAGCAGCCCGCGATAGGCGCCGTTGAGCAGCAGCCCGGAGACCTCGTAGCCGATGTTCTCGACGTGGGCGTAGAGGTCGGAGAGGTCGCCGGCGATTCCGCCGGTGGCGGCGTCGTTGGTCCCGCGGGTGACGACGTTCCCGGCGGCGACTGCGCCGGCCTCGACGGGGTTGGGCCAGCTGGCGGGCTTGCCGACGCCGAAGAACGCGGCGTTGTCGAAGGTTCGCCCGATCGCCGCAGCGATATCCGGGCGGATCTCCTCCCACAGCGGGTAGGCGACGTCGTCGAACACGGACTGGTGGACGGGGACGATGCAGGCGATCTCCTCGGCGGTCAGCATCAGGCCTTCCCACCCGGACGCGGTCGTCTGCTTGAGTCCGCCGTCGCCGCCGACGAAGTAGGCGATCGGCAGGACGGACAGGACCGGGATCTGGCGCTGGTGCGCGGCCATGTTCGGCGCGCGGCGCGCCAGCTGCAACGCGGCCGACCCGCCGGCGACGAGCTTGATGATCTCCCGCGACTGCTCCATCGGGATCAGGGCAGACGCGGCGGGGCGGTCGACAATGTTCGTAAACGACACGAACGCCTCCTTGGGCGAGCGGTTCTTTAGCGAATGTCGCTCGCCTCGTCGGCGTCGCGCCAGACGGGCCAGGAGGGCGGACGAGCCGAGCCGGGGCGGTGGGGCGGGGGCATCGCGCCCCCCGAGTGCGTCGCGCGCTCGCGCTGGGCGCCATCACCGGGGCGTGTTCGTCAGCGACCGGATCGTACCGCTCCCAGGCGCGTCCTGGGCGATTCTGCGGCTACGGGACGCGCAGACGACGGCTAAGCCGTATTCGCGCTCGCGTGGCGTCTGGCGTCGCCGTAGGCGCGTCTGAGGCTAGTTACGGCCTGCTGCGCGTCTGAGCGTCGCGTTGAACGCGGCGTCGGAGCCGACGGGCGTCTGGCCGTCGGCGATGCGCGACCCGGACCCGTAGTCGGGCCGGCCGGGCGGCGGTGGCGGCGGCTGCGACTGCCCGAGCAGCTGGCGCATCTGCGCGGCGTCGGCGACGAGCTCGTCGCGAGTCTTGCCCTGTAGCCGGGTCGACATTGCGATTGCCCACTTGACCTTCGGGTCGTCGCCGACCAGCTGCTCGAGCGCGACCTCGAGCGCCAGGCGGTCGCGCTGCGCGCCGGCGAGCGTCGTCTCGGCTGCGGTCGCGCGGCCGGTCGCGCGCTCGAGCTCGGTCTTGGACGCGTCGACGCGGTCGCGCTCGCCGCGTTCGTAGTCCTTGATCCGCCGGGCCATGCGGCGCGCCTCGTCGCGGGTCGCGCCGAGTGCGTCGATCAGCGCTTGCGGGTTCTTGACGACCTCGTCGGCGGTCGGCGCGGGCGGCTCGGCGGGCGGGTCGGCGGGCGGCGGGTCGGCGGGCGGGTCTGCGGGCGGCGTGTCGGCCATCGGCTAGTTGACCGGAACGGTATCGCTCGGGGCCGTCGGCGGCGGGCCGGGCGGCGCGCCGGGCGGCGGCGCTGCCGTGCCGGGCGGCGCGAACGGCGGCGCGGCCGGCGGCGGCGGCGCGTTCGCGGTCTCGGTCTCGTTCTCGGCCTCCCACTGCACAATCTCCTGCGGGCTTGCGCCGAGCAGCCGCCAGACGGCGCGGCGCGGGACGTCGAGCGACTGGTGCATCTTCACGGCGGCGTCGGTGGTCTGCGCGATCGAGACGCGCTGCGGGTTCTGCCACAGCGACTCGAGCTTGGGGTCGGTCCCGCGTTTCTCGTCGCCGATCATCAGGAACGCGACGCGGATCGACTCCTCCCACGACTCGCCGAACCCGAGGATCTTGCGTAGGCACTTCTGGACGAGCCCCTCCTCGGACGCCATTAGCGAGTCGCCCGACGGCCACTGTCCCAGCCCGGCGGTCAGGTAGTGCGGCGGCGTGCGGGTCTGCGCGGCGATGTGCTGGACGAGCATCTCGATCTCGCGAGTGAACGATTCGGCCGGGGTGACGGGGAACGCGCCGAACTTGGCTGCGTCGTTCTCGGAGATGAACAGCGACGACGGGCCGGCGAGGAACCGCTCGGGCGGCATCGCGTTGCCGGCCTCGTCGGTCACGATCTCGATGCCGGTCGCCCAGCGCTGCGCGAACCCTGAGAACTCGGAGTTGACGACCATGTCGACACACAGCTTGTTGACCATGTCCTGTTTGCTCAGGACGGGGTCGAGGTCGGAGCCGCCGCCGCGGCCGAGATGCGACTTGTTGAGCATCTCGATCATCGGGACGACGCCGGCCGGGTTGGCGATCTCGTCGACGACGTCCCACTCGCCGGCGTAGGTCGACGTCGACCTCCGCGCCGGCGTGTCGGCCCCGAGCGGCTCGGACTGCGCGAGACGTTCGGGGTTGCCGACCAGGACGAGCGTCCGGTCGTCGAGATACAGACGCGCTTGTGGGACGTCGAGCGCGTCGACGTACCGGCGATACCCGGCGAGCCGATGGCGCCGGTCGTTGGGGGCGTTGAGCGTGATCGCCTCGAGCGGCGACAGCGGCGAGATCCGCGGGAGGTCGCCGTCCTCGCCGGGCGGCTCGACGAGCAGGTAGCACATCGACGAGACGCCGCATTCCTCATGCGCCTCGACCTGGTCGGCGTCGAGGTAGGACCCCTGCCAGATCGCCCACGCCTTCTCGTCGGCGACGTCGTCGGCGCCGAACCGGAAGCCGGTTAGGCGCAGCCGCTCGACGGCCGAGTCGACGACGACCTCGCACCAGTTGTCGGAGATCTCCGACAGCAGCCGCCCGAAGTGCTGCCGCCACTTCGCGGTCGCGTAGAGGACGTGAACCTCGCCGCGGTAGTAGTCCCAATAGCGGTTGATGATCGCGGCGCGCTTGTCTAGCTGCTGATCGAAACGCGTCGCCAGCGTCGTCGGGTCCGCCAGGAGGTCGAGCGCCGCCACGCCCGGAAGGCTACGCCCGCCGGGGGCGGGCGGCTAGAGCGCGATCGTCCGCCGCCCGCGCGGACGTTCGAGATTGCGGGTCGCGGCGTCGAGCGCCATCGCGAGCGCCATCAGCGCCTCGACGTTCCCGGTCGCGCCGCGGGCGGTCAGCCGCCACCCGCGCTCGGTTGTCGTGGTCACGCCGGCGTCGACGGACTCGGCGAGGTCGACGTCGCCGTCGTGGACGAGATCGCCGCCGACGATCGCCTGGTACAGCTGGTCGCTGGCGGGTGCCATCCGCGCGTTCGTCTGCGGCATCGCGACCATGAACAGCCCCTCGTCCCCGAGCGTGACGGCGGACCGCTCGAACTGCTGCGGGTC